ATGGAGCATAGAAGACATTCGTGTGAACGTTCGCCGATGGCTTGGACTGATCCAGTTCAGACGTGATGGATGCCCGAAGCCGGCCTGTGTCCACTGCCTGTGGCGTGATGTTCTGCTTCGCTCCAGACTCAATGTTCAGCGCCGCCTTGTGCACTTCCGACTTGACTGCCTTCTCGTACTCTTTCCCCCTGCCCGTCAGCTGTCGCTGAAGCCTCCTGATCTCCGACTGCTTGACTGCGATATTGAGTGATGGCATCAGAACCAAGCTGTGATCACGTAAAACTCCCCGTCGAACCCCGGATTGTCTACGCTGTGGATGTTGAAGATCTTCTGATTCGGTGTGCCCGGCAGATACACGATCCTGAAATGCGTGTCGAGCGGAGTGTAAAAGTCATCGGTGTAGCGGATGTAGATCTTGTACTGCTGTGAGCTACTGATCTGCCCTTCACTCAGAGTCTCTTTTCCTGTCAAAGGCTGGATGTCCGCCCAGACCGTGAGATCATCTGTCCATGTATTCGTGTACCCACCAATCCCATCGGTCAGCCGTGTCTGCCTCTGGAACTTTATGCGCTTGTCAAAGCGACCGATCTGCTGGCCTCGTCTTCTCAAAAGACCCTCCGTCTGTATGCGTCCAGGAGCTTCTTGCTCTCATTCGGCAGCACGAATCCACCGCCCTCAACCACGTCTTGCCGGTCTTCAAAGTTGGACAGCACAGCTTTGAGGATGGCCACCTTGATCAAGTCCGGCACATTGGCCGCCCCATACCCGACCGTCAAGTCGACCTCCAACTGCTGGTCGGTGAAGCTCTCGATCAGATGAAGCGTCTTGAAATCCTGACCCGTCACGAAATACTCGCCCGTGCCCAGCGTCGTTTCCACGCCTTGGTACTTTGTGCGGACAGCGTCAACCGAAGTATGCGGACCGTATGGGAGGATCACGTCATTGCCGAAGCTCTCATACTCAACCGTGATGTCCTTCGTGCGAAAAGACAGTCCGGTATATTTCTCGGCCATCTCCTCCATCGCTCCGATTAGCAGCGTGAAAAGTGCGTCGTCGTCACTCGTGTCGACCCTTGCCCAGCTTTTCACCGTCGAGAGCGTCACGATGTCCCCGGCAGTCGTCGTCGTCACCCTGTACGTCAGGCCGGTAGTGTTTCCTTTGTCTCTTGTGCTTAACCACATAATGATGTGAGATAATCTCTGAACGCCTCGAGGTCGGCCTTCGTCTGTGCTCCGATCTCCTGTGATCGTAAGATAGCCTTTTTGCTCCACTCATCGTATGAAGACTCGACCTCTTGTATGGCATCAACCCAAGCTTGGATGTTGTGGAACGGCACGAACTTGCCAGCGTCACCGAGGCACTCTTTCAGCCCGGGAGTCGGATGGGCGATAACTGGAATGCCAGAACACATCGCCTCCGCAGCAGTCCGCCCCCATGTCTCGTAGCGTGACGGCATGATCAAGATCTTCGTCTTTCGATACGCTGTACGGATGTCGGCCATGTTGTCCATCTTCTCCACATTGCCCGGCTGATCTTCCACCTGATCCCCGTATGCACCCCTCACTGCCAGAAACTTTTGGTCCGGGAGCTTCTTCGCGATGTGCGCCAGATGGATCCCGCCTTTCAGATCATTGAAGTTGATCAGCGTGATGTGTGTCCGCTTGCTCTTCACTTTGTAGTGGTCGATGTCGATCGGTGGCCGGCAGATGAGCGATGGATGTTGCTTGTAATGATGGGATGTCTCGCTTTTCACATAGTGGCCATTGTAGACCACATGGATGCCACCTTTCTTGACTGCCACGATCCCATACTTGTGTGTGTTGTGCGCGATCCACACCAGAGGCTTGCCGAACTGCTGCGCGAGATTCAACGCCCTGCCGGTCGATCCCAGATGAGTGAGGATCACATCCGCCCATCTCATGTCGTCGCTGGTGATCTCCTTGACGACCTGGACCCCGTCGAAGTCCTTTGGATCTTTGAGCTTGTGGGCTTGGCATTTCACTTCGTGGCCGTGAGCCAGCAGATCTTTGTGGATGGCATGGAGCATCCACTCCGCCCCGGACCCGTGCTCCGGAGGATATGCATGCACGATCGAAAGGATCCTCATGTGATGCCCTCGAAGTTGATGTACTTCCCGTGGATGTCTGAATGCCCGGCTCTTTGCACGAAAAGGCTCGGCTTGATGTATCGTGACAGACCGTCTTTCATCACCTCCCAAAGGGCCATGTCCACGCAAAGCTTGTAGTGATCCATTGCCAAAGCTTTCTTCGCCCCTTGTGGACTGATGATGTAAGCGTGAGTAGTCAGGATCTGCCGTGCTTCATGGATGTAAACCCTCTGCCCTCCCGGTTCGTTGTAGTGCCCCCGCCTTGGTCCGCTCTTCGCCCCGAACATCTTCCAATTGCACCCAAGGTAGAACAGATCGAAATCCGGTGGCAAGTCCGGGATGTGATATGGCCTGGTGAGCTTGGCGTCATCTTCCAATACAAGTGTAGGCCGGTCCACCTTCTCCCAGATCCTCCTGTGGCTCTCATAGCATCCGTACTGCCGTGCGTCGATCGGATACTTTCTTTTGTAGTCTTTGTCTTGCACATAGACCCCCGGAAAGCGGTGGTAGCCTGGAAGGCCGAGCTGCTTGTTGGCATTGAATAGTTGCAGCTTGTCTGGCCTGTGACCCAGGTTGATTACAACAATATCCATCTTTCCGGGATGATGTCTGATGTGTCGAGCATGCTGTACTTTGGACCGAACCACGTCTTTGGTGCTATCGTCGGCCCCTGCCCAAGCCAAGCGCCCCACCAAGACCATGTCGAATTGCCCATGATGTGCGACTCATGTAGCGAGAAATCCTGCATATCATGTACTTCATGGCCCGGAGTGCGGATGTCAGCGTACTTCGAGATCCACTCGACGTCTTCCGGCGTGTCTGTGAATACTGTGTAGCGAGACGCTCCAAGTCGCTCCATCGCTGGTAGGTAATAATCAGCTCCGAGTCTTGGATGGTACCCCGTGCCGTAGTCTCCGCATCTGATGTGGATGGCGCATCCGGCAAAGGGAGCGGCCACCCGGACAAACTCAAAATGGTGTCGCACTGTATCTGCACTTCGCTCGAAATACCGCTCAGACTGGAAATGCCCGTACAGATCAGTCCGTCTTGTGAGTCGCAGATCACGATATCCCCACATGTACTCGGTGCGGTGGAATCCGCCACCACCGACCATTCCGGGAAGCCTGTGTCTGAAGTATGGCTGAATGTCACGTCCGCCTCCAAATTTCCTGTTGTCCCAATTGTACCACTCCGGGAAGCAGAAGCCGAAGCCGTGCTTCTCCGCCAAGCCGATCGTGGCAGCGACCTGGAATAGCTGATTGCCCAGCCTGCCCATCCGGCCGAGCCGTGTGAAGGTCACATACATCGCATCTTCGCATGATCCTTGTCGAGTGCCAGCAGTCTTTTCTCGTATGGCATCGACTGCGACTCCGGATAGCAGTACGATGGAGACAAGACTACCGTCGGTGGATGACTCACAAGATAGCGATTCAGATGGGATTCATCATGCCAGACCGCCGTGATTTCGTTCTGCTTGTCGATCTCGATCCTCTCATGTATGGACTCGGCCATCGAAAGAAAGCACGCTGACGAGCCACCTTGGAAGCCTCCTGCGAAATAACGCATCGGCTGTCTTGGGCTGATGTAAGCTGTGCTCTTGATCCTGGTCTCGGGAGTGCCCCTCTTGCCGACGAAGTACGGATGCAGGACGTTTACCCGGTCACCGAGTATCTCATCGCCGATCGTGCCGACCGCTCGCATGTCCACATCCATGTAATACAGGTAGTCGAACTCCTCCAGCAGTGGTCGCATGGAGAGGAATTTCTTGTATCGGTTGAGAGTCGGTCCAGGCCACGGCTCATGCGGATGGTGCAGGCAGATGTCCGCCTCCATCTTTCTGTCCGACCAGAGGATGTATCGCACATCATGCCCGGGAAGGAAGTGCTTTTTGAGCGACCCGATCAGTGGCTCGACGAAGACGTGATACTTGCCTGTGGCGATCAGCAGGACTGCGACATGTACTCGTCGTTGCGAAGTCTGTGATGGTCGATCCATGAATGTGATGTGGTGTGATTGTCCAATGCTATGCTTCTTTGGATGGCCAGGCACCCGAGAATAGCCTGGTCGTGCCGGTGCTCAATGAACGATGTGTGGTTCCACCTCGACGGAGAGTCGTCGATGAAGCCTGGCAGGAGGCAGTACCGAAGCCAATCTGTCACCAGATCCATCGCCTCGTCGCTTTTTTGCATCACGATGACCGATGCTTGTAGCGCCTTGTCTTGCCTGTCGTGCAAAAAGAAGTGTGACAGAACGCTGCCTTTGCACCACTGCTGATGCTTGTAGGCGTTGTGGTAAAGATGGATGGGGCGAAATGCCGGAGGCTGTCTTTTGAGCGCCACCCCTGCGTCGGTGTAGATGAGCCACTGCCCTTCTTCGAGAGAGATGAGAGTCTGCCAGATGATGAGAGGCTTCCAGACCCAATACCCTGCTCCTCTGTCGTGTGAGAGGATGTCGTGCGCCAGATCGGTGAACCAAGGTGGAAGATCGCCTGGTGTGTACTGCCGGCTTTCAATCTTGTGATCAAGAAAAGACTGCGAGCATCTTTGCCGTGAGATGCTCATCCTGTCATCGGAATAGGTGACGTGAATCACACTATTTCAGATGGAGTCCAATCCTCGCTCAATGCGTCAAACCATCCGTCCACCAAAGACTGCGCCTCATCCCCGATATGCGGATGCGCTTGGAGCCGTTCAAGCATCTGCTCACGGGTGTCGCTGATATAGCATACGCACTCCCAGCAGATCCAGAAGGTGGTCGTAGTGCCGTCCATCTCCTCACGCTCTTCGGTGCGGTAGTCCCAATGGACACGGTTCTTCTCGCCCAGCAC